AGGAGGCACATCACTGTTTAACGCATCGGTACCACCACCTCCCCCACCAACGTATATTGTATTTGTTGGACTAATCTCAATAATAGGTGGAGTAGAATTGTCGCCGGGCGTACCGGTTCCAGAAATATCTGTATAAAAAACACCATCACCCCCATTTCCACCCGAACCATCAATTATGGTAGTGACACCTGATTTATCTATTGATCCACCCNCTCCACCTATATTACCACTATAGTGACCAGCACCACCAGTTCCACCACGACTAATTACGTAATCTGTTCCAGAAAAACTAATTTCTGTGTCTAAACCGTTACCTCCTGATAAATTTGCTTCACCTCCGCTACCACCAGACCCTATTGTATAATTATATGTTTTGCCAGGTTCAACTGGATAAGATATCATGCCACCAGCTCCAGCACCACCGCCACCACCAGACGGATATGCTGGAGAGTTAAGGCCATTATTATGACCTCCACCACCTCCTCCTCCTCCTCCACCAATGACAGTAAAATAAACAATATATGAATCATTGAACATAATTGTTCCTGAGGAACCACCTAATTGAGCAAACGCATATGTATCCGTTAATAAATAATTTGAAAAACTTGTAGCTGTAAAGAAAGGATTGCTCATTTATATATAATAATAATTGATATAATTGTTATTATATTATTGTGTAATATCGTGATATCATGATAACGTAATAGTAACCATTCTTAGAAAGACATAATTAAATACCAGCATTGTTACCAGCAAAAAACCATCTTAAAGACAGATATTTCGGCATACTTTCAGTCATGTCTCCGCTTTTCATTGTAAGGTCAGGACCGCTATCTACAATATTTTGTATTTCACTTGTTCCTAAACCATAGTTAAAGTATCTCAAGTTTGATAAGTAGCCAGAGAACCCGCCATTCATACCTACATATACATTTCCGTAATTTTGCTTGGGAACACCTTTCATAATTAATCGTTTTGTAAGTTTTCCATTAATATATGTATCCAATTGGTGATTTTCAACGCGGATTTGAACACAAACCCATTTGTTTAAGGGAATATCGTCTATTGTGACACGTTCTTCAATATCGTTAAATGTATTCATAACAACGACTAAAGCATTTGTATTGGGTGCGATATAAAGTCCAGGTGCGTTATTGGGTTGGTTCATGCCAATTGGTTGATCGGTATAATTGATATTATCATTGCCTTTGTGGAAAATATGTCTATATTGACCCTCTTGATAAACCAAGTCGTCAATAAATATCCACGTAGAATAAGTAAATTCAACACCTTGGTCTTGGTTATCTGATCTAATGATAGGTATAGATCCATTTTCATTCGGGTCTTGTGGTATAATAACCATCTGTTTTTTGGAATTAATCATACCGTCGACTAAATAAGGTGATTTGTTGTAAGAAAACAACCATGCTAATAATTGTGAACTAAACTTCACTGCTATCACAAAAACAATTAATACAAGTAACAAGAAAGCTATTTTTGCTACTAAACTATTAGATTCTAGAAATTCTTTTGTACCGTTAACTACATTATTACTTTTAAAATTATCAAATGTTCCTGCTCCAGATGAAATATTTCCAGTGTATCCAAATTCTGACATATCTATATATTATATATAAGAAATTTAGATATGATAGTTAATAATAATTGTTTTCATTGTTTACGTCATGAAATATTTGAAATTTAAAGTGTTACACTACCCTGTTCTTGACCATCTTTCAAGTATTCAATCTTTACTTGATATGGAAAATCCATAGTATAGCCACCATAACCTCTACGATAAATATTATAAGCCTCTTGTGGGTTTAATGGATTTGCATAATAATTAACATTTGTAGTGTATCCTGAAAATCCACCTAAAGGTGTAACGTATACTGGAGCATTATTAGCAATTTTTGCTACACCTGGTAAAACACAAGTACGTACTAATTTACCATCAATATACACGTCCAGTGTTCTTCCGTTCAAACTAACGATAACATTTACCCATTTTTGGATAGGAACATTATCAACATTACATGTATGAGTTGAATGTTCTGTAGAAGTTGAAGAAGGATACACAGTAGTTTCAATCTTTAAATTGTTCTCAATTGCTCCTAAAATAATCGCAGGACTAGGTAATAAATCCTTGTCTAATCTTCCTAAAATTATTTTTGGCTCACCGTAACGATAACTCCAATCATCAACATAAAACCACGCAGAATAAGCAAAGTTAGAAGCATTATTTGGTTCTAATTTGCTTGCGTCTATTCTAGTTACTTTTTTGGCATCATTAAAACCTGTTAATTTATTAGCACTACCCCACCACCATCGTATAATAAGTACCAACAGTATAAATAATACAACAGCTATCACAATATTTTTAACAGAATATTCCATAATATATTATACAGTTAGAAATTTTCTTTTTTCATGTTCGCTTTCTTTTACTTTTCCTTTTCCTTTTCCTTTTCCTTTTCTAAATAACTGGTGGACTTATATTTTTTACGGAATTATAGGCCCAGTTAATTTGACTTCTAGAAATACTATCTTTATAGTAATTCACATTACATACTCCTCCATGTATTCCATTTGCTGTACCAGATAACATCACGGTATCCGCATTATATGGAATTATTCCAGGAGTGGATGATACTAAACCATTATTTATAAAAATGTCCAATGTAGCACCATCGTAATTAATAAGAATATTATTCCATCGTTGCATTTTAAAATCATTCGTTTCATAAATAATTTTCTCTGCCTTACCTTCGGTTTCCATGGTAATACGCAACGTATTTTTCAATACATTGAATAATATATTTGGTTTGTTACCTATATTAAGTAAGGATGTATATTCATCATATTTAGAATTGGTTTCTGGTGGAAATGAATCAATATATATCCACGATGACACAGCATAATGATATTGAAATTTGTCGTCTACGTAATTCAATTCACGAAATGTGCCTAATCGGGTTTCTTTGTTTAATTTGTTAGGTGACGTTACCAATTGATCTGCGTTATGAGTGAGTATATAATTGGTCACTATTGGATATAAAAAATACATACCAATAAGAACAATTTCAGCCATTAAAATAATTATAATTGGTTTGGTAGTTATTTGATATTGTTGTTTTACATAGTCAATTAAATCTAATAATAGACATGGAGTATACATTAATACCTTCCATAATAACCCCATAATAGATGCCTTGTCCTCTTTAGGTTCACCGTCACTGAGACCGAAATATTTTACCGCTACAGTAAGTAATCCAAGAACGATTAATACATTGATAATAAGCAATATTAATGACGACGCGTCTGAAAAATAAGAAAATATTTTCACAATAGCTATTATTATAAGAACAAACGCTGTTGTAGAGCCAAGTAATGTGAGAAATTTACCTAATTTACTTAAAACTGAGGCAGTTTCTACGTTTTCAGTTTCTTGTTTTTTTGTCATATAAAATAATATGGTCATTAATATCAAAAACATACCAAGAATGCTTACAAATATGGTTAATCCCGCATTATTATCTGTAATGATATCATATGGATTTTTTGTGTAAATAACGATTACAGTAATAAAATATATTATAATACCTAATATGAAAGAAAATTCATATGGATATTTTTTCATCCAATATAGAGAGAGTATTGCGTTATAATCCTTATATATAGGTTTTAACATGTCGCTAGCACTTGTAGAAAGGAAAAATTTTTTTATTGGGTTTTGCTCCTTATTAAAATTGGCTAATTCTTCTGCCTCGGTCAATCCATATCCACCGGACATTTTATTGACAACTTGTTTTGTACCACCGTTTACATTTTTACCCATAATTTCCTATTACTTAATCGTTAGAAATAAATTATAAGTTTTCCATGGCTGTTTTTCGTCCATGACAATCTCTACATAAAGCTACTAAATTATCAACATGATTAGACCCACCATGTTCTAAACGTATTTTATGATCAACTTCAAACCATGCTGGTAGTTGTTTTTGACAATGTCCACATTTCCAACTTTGCTGAGATGCTACAAATTTCTTTTTGGTTTCACTAACACATCTTTTTGTACCTGTCTTACCTGACTCCATAATGCGATTCACTTGATGCTGTTGTTGTTGTTGCGATTGTCCATACATATTCATGCCTCCTCCTCCACCACCCCCTCCCATAAAGGGTGTTTGGTTTGTAAAATCAGTGAAAGGGGTAAATACATCTAGTGTAGATTTGGCACTAGGCATAAACTTGACAATGTTTGTTAATTCTTGAACCAATGATTGAGATTGAGATGGATTTTTCTTGAGAAATAAATAAATACTTAGTCCAGCAAAGGCGAACCCAGCCATTTTGAAATATTTTTGCCAGGATTGTAGTATTTTTATATAATTTCCTTCATAATAAGTATTTGCTATAAAAAACCCAGATACTGCTAAAACTAATACTTCTAATTTCATATAATATTTGTAAAGTTTATTTTTTACAAATATTGCTTTTCAGGAAAAGAAATCATTGATATTTATTTTTACTTGGACTTGGATTTAGACTTGGATTTAGACTTGGATTTAGACTTGGATTTAGACTTAGAGTGATGGGACTTGGACTTGGACTGGTATGATCTAGACTTTGAGCCGAGCAATTGGTCAGCAATAGGGTGTTGTTTTATATCATCCATAATTGAGTAATTGCGTTTAATAGAAGAAATAGACATTTTCCTATCGTTGTTAATAATATCGTTTAGTTTGGTAATATCGTTTGTTAATTTATTAATGTCTATTTTCTCTCCACCATTTGAATAAATGTTCTCAACTAATACTGATCTTATACGATTCAAGTATATTTTTTTCGTCTCTTCAGGCAACATTATTTTATCCAAACCTATTTCAAAAAAATTATAATATACCGTCATTAGTCCAAATATATCACTATTGAATAAATAAACATCCATAAAATATTTCTTTACTTCAAACTTCATATCATCTGTAGTAAATTTCATCAATATATCGGTAATATAATTGGATAGATAGTACATATAGTAACCATATTCAATCAAGTTGTCCTTCTTTACATCTGGCAAAAAAGTTTGCTCACTAATTCCTGGAGAGAATATCTTCTTAAATAGTATTACATTATCATCGTAATAACCATAATAACGAGCCAATTTTATTAAATATTCGTTAATCACATAATTGCGAACATTTGTCCAATTAAATTCTAATATTCCATCAGTTACCCGTTTTAAAAATGCCTCATAATTTAAATTGAATTCGTCTGATAACATCATAGACGAAAATGGCGTATTAAACTGAAGTGGTCTATTTATAATTTCATCCGGAATATTATTATCTTTTACCACTCCCGATAACCCCCAATCAATAATTCTAGCATGTAAATCCTTATCAATCATAATATTTCGGTCCTTTAAGTCATGATGAATTACACCAGCAGTATTCATTGGACGAACACCATTCACTATCATATCAACCATTATATCATTTAATAAAAATATTTTCTCCTTGGTTATTTTTCCATCAGAAAGCAACCAATCTTTTAAATCAAGCCCGGCATCAGGCATGTTCAATATGGATAATCGTCCTATGCGACTATTTACGTTTTTCTCATTTATATTATGTCGTGATAAAGCATAGCATTTTTTATCAAACTGTTTCATATCTTCACTAGTTAATTTTTCGGGAGCACACATTTCCACATCCAACAAATAATGTTGTTGGTAATTTTTTACATTTTTCAATTTGTCCTTAATTCTTCTAATTTCTAACATTTCTTGCTTACCGTGTCGTTCCAATGACATTTTGCTAACACCATTTATACGCATTTCACTACCTTTACAACGCAGAGCTGGTTTGAATATACACCCAAATCCACCAGAGGCTAGAGCTTCACCACCCTTTCTCCCGCGACCTTTATTCACTTTTCGTGTATGTTTATATCTTTGTTTACGTGTTTGTTTAATCCCTATTTTATGTTTATGACTTTTATTCAACTTCATTACACTACTATATTTACGAGAGAATTATTTTTTATATAAATAATATCCACATATGATTAAAATAATAATAATTCCTCCAAATAGAAGTTTTTTTCTATACTTAATTTGCTCTCTTAAAATAATTTCTTTTGGTTTATATAGCTCATAATAGGCGTCTAATGCTTCAGTAAAGGTTAATTCATCCTTGCCTAATTGAGCATTTATTTTATTATGAATAAAATGAACCCATTTTAAAAACGAGTCCTTTCCCTCTAAATAAGGTGATACTGGATATTTATCTAATAATACACTAAAGTTATTTCCTATTTTTGGATGAGGAATAAATAATGGTAAGTTAGTTAATAGATCATAATATTTTTTTTGGGTTACCTCATTAGCCTTCAAAGGATATGATATAGCAAGCGTCATTAAAAAAAACCAAAAATGTGGTCCCCATACAGTAGGATCAAACAGTTTTTCTGTCATTAATTAGAAACAATATAAAAAGATACGTGGATTAACCTATAACGACTAATGAATAGAGCATTTAATTTCTGTAATAATTGTGGGAAAAATGGACATGTATTTCATACATGTAAACATCCCATAATGAGCATAGGCTTAATAGCATTTAGAATGTATGAAAATAAAT